ATATCGACATTGTTTTATTACCAGAACAAAATAAAATTATTGCTTTCCCAAAGGATGCTATGTCAGATGTTATATATGGAACTCAAGACAGGCTGTTTTATTTTCTTGAAAAGAAAGGCCTGATCGAGTATGGATCTATAAGATCAGGAAATGTATATGGGTCTATGGAAGCGAAAATAGCCGAACCAGTTGAAGAGGGAGTCAGTTCACTACAAACGGCCGTTTATTCTGTTGGGAAATTTATAGAAGAAGAAAAGCCTTATTTCATGACAATGAAGGCGTATGAAGAAAGAGAAGAACAAGAAATGATGAATCCAGATGATGAGAACTCAACAGAGCTTGGAGAAGTGCCGCATCAGGCAGAAAAGGGATCCCTCCGTCCTGGATGGATCCGTGGTCCGTATGGCATGACTACTCATTATCGTTACGAGGAATAATGGAATTACTATATTTTATTCTTTGTTCATATGGACTAACACAGATCCTTGTTTACGGCTCGATATTTAATTCAATAAGACCAACAAAAGGAAAACTGGGCGAACTATTCAGGTGTTCCATGTGCGTGGGCTTCTGGGTCGGCGTATTTTTGTTTGGTATAAACGATTTCACAGAACTATTTAATTTTGATTATAATTTAGCAAATGCTTTTATTTTGGGATGGCTCAGTTCTGGGACATCTTATATATTGTGTGCTATATTTGATGATCGCGGCCTTAAGCTGGAGGTGAATAAATGAATACAGATTTTTACACAGACAAATGGAAGTTGCAGCCAGTTCGACGCTGCTGCAAAGGACGAATAGACACGCGGGTAGCGCCCGCTTTGGAGATTATAAATGAGCAAATTTCTTATAAGAGAATATTATGAACTATGTGAAGGCGGTGTTTGCCAAGATCTTCTCACTGAAGAGGAAAAGCGCATGGTTCGAGAAAACAACGCTATGTTTTTAACAGGTGTTATGCAACGATCTGATGCACAGAACGGCAATGGCCGTGTGTATCCCCACGCAATTTTAGAAAGAGAGATTGGAAATTACGCGAAACTTGTCAAAGAACGCCGTGCGCTCGGAGAGCTTGATCATCCAGAGGATTCTGTAATTAATCTCAAGAACGCTTCTCACATGGTTACAGAAGTGTGGTGGGACGGCAAAGACGTTATGGGAAAAGTTCAAGTTCTTAATACTCCGTCTGGTCAGGTACTTAGATCTCTTGTTGAGTCTGGGGTTAAGCTTGGCATTTCTTCTCGTGGCCTAGGATCTGTTCATGAATCACAAGGAAGAACAATTGTCGAAGATGATTTTCAATTGATTTGTTTTGATTTTGTTTCTGAACCCTCAACGACTGGTGCGTTCATGATGACAGAGGGCAAAAATATTAATTTGGATAACGTATACACAAAAGCAGATCGTATTAATCGAGCATTAAACGAAGTTTTAAGAGGAGAAGAATAATGCAACTTACAGCAAAAGAATTAAAGAGACTTATTAGAGAAGAGTTTGTAAAGGCCAAGCTTGAAAGAGCAACCAAGAACGAAGAAACAGAGACCGTAGAAGAAGATAAAGATTTTATTTCAATGTTCGAGAACTCTGGCCTGACAAAAGAAGATATTAAAAAAATTGTTTTAGAGGCTTTAAATGAAAAAGAGTGATCTCAAGAAGCTCATCAAGCCAATTGTTGAAGAATGCGTAAAAGAGATAATCCTTGAGAAACAGGGACTACTATCTAATATTGTGTCTGAAGTTGCCCAAGGCCTGAGTGGAACCCCTCAACCAATAGTTGAACAAAAACAAGCTCCGCAAGTAGACAGCAAGGCCCAAGCCGAAGAAGCAGAGCGCCGCAGAAAAAAAGCATTAGAGACAAAAAGAAAGATGCTTGATGCAATCGGTCAATCTTCATATAACGGAGTAGATCTATTTGAGGGGACAACACCGATGGGTACCGGAGGCGACCCAAGTGCAGAGACACAAGCACAGGGCCCTCTCTCTGGAGTGGATCCAAATGACTCCGGAATAGATATTTCTGGATTGATGGGAAATGTCGGAACGTGGAAAACTTTAGCAGAAGGTAAAAAATGAGCAAAGGTAAAAGACCAATTAATGTATCGGTAGAACCGAGGAAGAACGAATCAATCGAGAGAGCATTGAAGAGATTCTCTAGAAAAGTTAAAAAAGAGAAAATTTTGGAGACAGTTCGTGATAGAATGTACTATGTTAAGCCATCCGAGGCGAAACGTAAACAAAATAAGCGAAGAAAAGCTGTTTTAGACAAGTTAAAACGCGAAAGAGATACTATTTAATAGAAAACCAGGAGAATTAAATTATGGCAGATGGTGCAGATTTTAGATACAATCAGGGAGTAGGCAATTCAGCGGCCTATTTGGTTTCTGGATATCCGTTTCTTACAGGTTCGAACGCCTTGGCTGTTGGGTCCGAGCATGAAATTTCGTTTCCAACCGTTACAAAGAGAATCGTTGTAATTAATCAGGCCGCGCCGGATATTCTCGTTCATTTTGCTAGTAAAACAATCGCTCAAACAACAGGGAGTTTTCATTATATTACTTTAAATTCCGCTGAAGATTCACTGGATATGAGTGTCAAGGCAGAGAGAATATACATTTCTAATATTGACGGATCTCAAGCCGCTTCATATCAGATCTTTGCAGAACTTACCACAATCCCAACGGGCTCTTTGAGTAATATGTATATTTCCGGTAGCGAGTGGCCAGGGATTCAAGATCAGGCATAGGGGGGATGTCTAATGGGTTTCAAGCCAGGGTCAGGAGAACAGGATGAGCTTAATGTCGACAGTGGAACTTTATATGTCGACAATACAAATAATCGAGTAGGTGTAAATACAGAATCTCCCGCGACAAGTCTTCATGTTGCTGGAGCCGCGGCCTTTAGTGGGCCAAGTAAAACTTTTGTTACTTTTGGAGAAAGTGATACCACTCCTTCTGTAGCTGATGGAAATCTTTTCAAAACTCACGCTTCTAGTCAAACATTAACCATGTTCGACGACGGTGTTACTGGCCAAACAATCACTGTTATATCAACCGCCGCAGTCGTATTCGATGTAACGAGCACCAACCTCAAAGGTGGTTCAACAAATATTACTACAGCAGCAGGAGACATAACTACATGGACTTTTGATGGAACCAATTGGTACTTACAACAGTTTATGGATGTGTCTGCTGATCACTCCAGTGTTGGCGGCGGCGGTGGTGGAATGAGCAATTGGATCCTGGAAGATGGAGATGGCACAGAAGTTACTGTTGGAGATGGAAAAGAAGTAAAATTCGTAGAAGGCACCGGAATTGATATCGACTTCACCGATACTTCGGACGGCTCCGATGCAGATCCATATGATTTAACATTTACAGTTGACCTCGAAGGAACTGAACTTAAATCTACGGGCGAAGGCGGAGGATCCAAGTTCTTAAGAGAAGACGGCGACGGCTCCTGTTC